GGCATAGGTCTATATGCCTTGGACATTTTGCTGTAATGCTTGAGGAGAATCCTTATAATCCAAGAAGCTATTACACAAACTGGAAATGTGAACGCTGTGGACATTACTTTTCAGAACAATGGGATAACTAATATGACCAGTGTAATAAAAATAGGAAACACTCAAGCAGAAGTAAGAATAACTCACTCCAAACGAAGCCTTTTATACTTTACGAAGAACTTCTTTAATATAGAAGTTCCTCATTATATGGAAGAACTAATAAGGAAAATAGACAATGATCAACATAACTAAAGAAGATCTCCGTGATGCTATTATTGATCTAAGGGAACTTACCAACATCCTCGAACGTTACTGGAATAAACTTAGTCCAGAGGAAGTTGAGGAAGCTACCGAGATTAGACACTTACCTTGTGATGGATGTGAGGAGGAAGAAGATGCTACATAACTTAACACAAAAAACTATATCAAACAAAGTAAGCTTAGAGATATCAGACGACCACAAACTTCTAGGAGTATTCAAAGAAGACATAAAGATTGCTGAGTTTGATATAGCCCTAGTCTGGAATATGATAAGAGATAACCTCGCTACAATAGATGTAGGATTTATTGCACGCCCTGAACTATTCAGAAGAAAAGGTGAAGCAGCTGCTGCTATTCTATATACTAACAAGATGTATTTTGAAAAGGAGTAACCATGCCCTACGACTACCGTAATGAGCTAGCAGATGTAGTCAAGTACTATAACCAAGACCCACTCCAGAAACGTTTCTCTGCTTTAGTAACAGGCGAGACCAACTCTGGGAAAACTTACCTACTCCGCACAGCTCGCTTCCCTATTCACATAGACTCCTTCGACCCAGGTGGAACTAAATGCCTCCTCGACTTAATAAGAAGTAAGGAAAACCCTAACGGCCAAATAGTCGCAGACACACAATGGGAGGCTGATGATCCACTTTCACCTACTACCTTTGCCAACTGGATGAAGGCTATTGATAGACGCATACAGATAGGATACTTCAAAGAGTTTGGTACTTACTGTATTGATAGTGCTACTACCTTTGGTGACGCTGTTATGAATTATCAGTTGGCTAAGGTAGAAAGAGCAGGTGAGTCTCCCAGAATGAGACAAGACTACATGCCTCAAAAGACGTTCATGTCTAACTATATCAAAAAACTAATGCGTATCCCTTGTGACTTTATTCTGACTGGTCACCTGCGTGAAATAAAGAAACTAATAAGGATAGACAAAAGCACTGGGATATCCCAGGAAGAAATCAAGTACCGTTTCCTAACAACTGGCCAAGCTGTAGTAACTATCCCTTTACTTTTTGATGAGATCTATGTGATAATAGGTAAGGATGGACAGGGTAGGACCCCAGAACGTGAAATGCTTATTGATTCCCTGGGAACCTACATAGCTCGATCCAGGCTAAAAGCCAAAGGGCTTCTTGACGCAACTGAGAAGCCTGATATTAAAGGACTACTAAAAAAGATAGGGCTTACTTGGGAGGATAAGCCTAAGTTGGAAGCATAATAAGATCGTTTAATCAATAAACAATATATTGAAAGGAGGTGAGACAAGTGAAGTATAAAATCCTCTGTATATTCACACAGACTGGAAGAACCTACACATTCAAGAATGTGACTATTGTCTGTGATAATGAGTCAGTTCTCCAGTTTGAATATGCAGCCATGTCAGACGGTCTGGCTAAGACAGCTACCTTCCCAAAGGCTACACTTTGTGGGTGGTCTGTGACTCCAGAGTAATACTAACCCTTAACTCAAAAAAGGAGAAAAACCTCATGGCTTTAACTGACTACAGTGATTTAGAAAAAGAAATTCAAGACGCACCAGAACCTACAATCCTGAATCGAGGAGCTGAGGTAAAAGCTCGCATCATTAGCATAAATGAAGGTATTAGTGACAAGAATGATGCCCAGTGGTACATGCCTACCTTTGATGTGCCTGCTCAGCCCCTGGTAATCGAGTTCAATGATTTCTTCTGGGATCTCAAAGAGAAGGAAAAGATTGGTGACAAACAGTACCAACGTCTCCTGACCAAATTCAGGAAATTCGCTACAGCCTTCAGCCTTAATTATTCCAAGCCTTTCGACTGGATCGATGACCTTATCGGCCTGGAAGGATGGGTAATCCTGGGCGTGAAGAAGGATGAGGAATACGGGGATAAGAATAATATATCCAAGTATGTTATTGGGAAGTAAAGTTTAACGTGCTGGTAGGCTTGTCATGCTGCCAGCACAACCCAGTTCGTTCAATCAATAAACAATCTATGAAAGGAGTCAACTATGGACAATGCAAACTTTATGATTGAGTTGGAAAAAAGCTTCCTTCGGAGCAAGCAACTCCTGATAAAAAAGGAAAAGGAATACTCTGATGGTAAAGATCGCCTTGGTCAGTTTCACCGTGCTGGAGCTGCAGACGATGTCCTAGCAACCCAAGCTCTCATTGGCATGGCTGTCAAACATTACACTTCAATAGCTGACATGGTAAAGGATCCTTACTCCTACTCACTCCGTCAGTGGAACGCGAAGATAACCGACTTACGTAATTACACTTTTCTTCTTAATGCACTGCTGAGGGATATAGGAGTTGTATAACACAACATCGTACATTATTAAAATCTCGGAGGATTTCAGATGAACAAATGGGACCTTTACTTCCATTCTATCTGCATTGCAGTCGCTTCTAAATCACCTTGTCTTTCCCGCAAGATAGGTGCTATCCTTGTACGAGACCACTCGATTGTATCTACAGGCTACAATGGTCCTCCGAGAGGAGTTCCACACTGTGGGCATGAGAGATTTATGAAGGATAAAGTCCTACAAAACCTATCTAATGAAACTACTACTCATGCCAGCGCCTTTTTATAATATGTGTCCTCGCAAAGTCCTTGGTTATGAATCAGGTACTCACATGGAACTATGTCCAGCCCAGCACGCAGAAGAAAATTGCATCTCTAATGCTGCTAGGCTGGGCGTATCTACTGTTGATACAACCCTTTACATGAACTCTGTAATCCCATGTAGTAATTGCTACGGCACTTTAATAAACGCTGGCATTTGTGAGATAGTAGTAGACAAACTAACTGTGTTCGACAAGCATACGCAATTTCTAATTGATAATTCTAACATTCTAATAAGGGAGTTTGAATATTGCTAAAAGATAATCAAAAGTCTATGATCAAATACTTCTGGGAAGAGAAAGATGTAAGGAGTTATGTAGACTGGGAAGACATACAACAAGATCTTAAGAAAGAATGTCCAGGACTATGGTTTGCTTTTACTCAACTACATCTAATGGAGAATGTAATAGACTCCATTCTAAAAGGGGATGAATGGCTATGAACGAAGAATATAAACCTCGCTTCTCATTCGAAATTAGCGAGGAACAAAAGGAACGTGCCGATAAACTCCTTGCCACCTATGGCCTACGCAAGGCTATATTCCAAGCTATCCTTAATGATGTATTAGATCTCATCGAAGATTATGGTGGCGTAGCTATTGGAATAATGATGAGTGGCAAGATGAAACCTAGAGATGTCATCCCAGTAATGAAACAAGCTGAGGAGAAAGGGAAAAGATGAATATAAAACAGCAAGGTCAAATATTAGAACTTGATCCGACAAAGGAATATTGGATGTTTGTTAAAGTTGGGTCATTTCTTGCTAAGACAGCTAAGCAAAAACAGATTACAAAAAGAGATGGCCAGATTCTATTTGTGGGAGACCTTAATGAATTTAGGTTTGTAGAAAACTCTAACAATATTAAAGGAATAATATTGGAGGAAAGCTAATGGCTAACCTTGATGACTTAAACATCCCTTCGATCACAGACATGAACAACGATGAGGCATTAGAACTCCTCCGCACAATACGTCTGTCTCGTAGGACACCTACCAAGAAGTTCAGTAAGACTACCAAGAAAAAGATACAAAAAGCGAAAGATATGTCTAAGGTAAGCCCTGAGTTGGCTTCCAAACTACTTGAACTTCTAGGAGGATAACATGACTATTGATGTAGGAAAGGTAGGAATGATTCCGCTTAAGTCTATAATCGTAGACGAGCGTGCTCGTGAAGAATTAGGTGACCTTGATGGGACTGAAGCTAACATGAAGGAGATAGGTCTAACTACTCCACTAACTGTCAAAGATAACAATGATGATACCTTCACACTCTTAGCAGGTGAACGTAGACTTATCATCCTAGAACGTAATGGTAATGAGGTAGTGCCTGCAAGAATCTACGACCGTGATCTAACCCCACTTGAAATGAAGATCATTGAGAAGTCTGAGAATTTCTACAGGAAGGACTTTGAGTATTGGGAGTATGATAACTTGGTGCTGGACATAACCAGTATGCAACAGGAACTACATGGTACAAAGGCTCCTGGGCCTGGAGGTACTGGCCACAGTCTTGCTGACACAGCTGACATGCTCGGAGGAGTATCCAAAGCTACAGTCTCAGAAGCTATCAAACGTGCTGAGGCTCGCCAAGCTTTCCCTGCCTTGTTTGAAAACTGTAAGACTCAAAGTGATGCTACCAAAGTCATCAAGAAGGTAGACGAGGCTATGATCAAGCACGCTATTGCACAGAAGCTTGAGTCTGGTCAATCAGAAGGTGTCATTCATGAGATGTCGAAGTGCTTTATTATTAAAGACTTCTTTGTAGGAGTAAAGGAAATCCCTGATGGGATAATGCACTTGGTTGAGATAGATCCACCCTACGCTATTGACATCAAGAACGCAAAGAAATCTGATGGTGAGTCTCAGTATATCTTAGATGAATACAATGAAGTACCATTAGATGACTACCAGGGATTTTTATACAGCACATTCCAAGAATGCTACCGAGTCATGGCTGAGCACTCATGGCTTATCTGCTGGTTTGCGCCTGAGCCTTGGTTTGAGAGTGTACATTATCTATTAACTGAGGCAGGATTCTCAACAACCAGAATGTGTGGCATCTGGACTAAACCTTCTGGCCAGTCCAAGCGTCCTGAAATGCACCTTGCTAATTCCTACGAGATGTTTTTCTATGCTTGGAAGGGGAGGCCTGCACTTAACAAAGCAGGACGTAGCAATATCTTCCAATACTCACCAATCCCTGCAGCACAAAAGACTCACCCAACTGAGCGACCAATAGAATTAACCACTGATATTTATGACACCTTTGCGTTCCCAGGGTCACGTGTCTTAATCCCATTCCTAGGTTCAGGTAATGGGTTAATTAGTGCTCAAGGTCTAGGAATGTCTGCAGTAGGATTTGAACTTGGTAAAGGTAACAAGGATTCTTTCCTTGTCAAAGTACATGGAATGAAATAGGAGACTACAATGAAAGCGATAATAATATCTTTAATCATGGTTATATTGTTCTTACTATGCCAGATATATATACCTAAACCTCTAACGCTTGTTGCTACTTCAGATAACATAATTGTCAAAAATGGGATGTTGACCTTTACTTTTGACCCACCAATAGATGTTAGGGAAGGGACCTACAGAATCTTACGTATAAATCAGAACGGTAAAGCTGTGAGTCTTAGAGTATATGCAACTACATCATACGGTAAGATAATTCAGGAGTACACAAAATAGACCGTTCAATTTTCAAACGGTCTCAGGAGGTTAGCTGATGGAAGAAATAGATTCACAGGTATTTGGAAAGGTATCACTCTTAGATGAAGATGAAGAAGAATTTGATAAACTAAAGTCTATGATACATAAGTATCCAGTCAACTCATTTAGTATACTTAATAAAATCCTAAATGAGTTAGGCTTCTCTCATCTATAGGTATACTTAGGAGATAACCTAATGAGAATAACTGACTTAACTTCAGGCATCCCTGCACCTACTAGGAACGCTAAGAAATACGAACTAGTACTAAAGCAAACAGTAAGGGCTACAGTAGATCAATGCTTCACAGTTGTTGCTGAAGCAGGGGAGAAGGTAACAACTGTTGGTCTAGCCAGGGTAATCAACCACTATCATAAGGGATCATCTAAAAAGTTCCTATGTGCTAGGCAACCAGAAGGCGTAACAAGGATATGGAGGATTAAGTAATGCACAGAACACTTGTCCCACCCTCGGGAAACCCAGACGCTGTACTCGGAGGTTGTGGCGAACAGCCAGGAGTAATGGAGGTTCGAGCCCGTCCTCCTAAACCATTCGTAGGTCCTGCAGGCCAAGGTCTTGAATCCTGTTTCTCGCTGACTAAAATCCTACGCAGGGATCTCTACCTAACCAATGTAATTAAGGACCTTGACGCACCTCTTGCTCACTACATCTATATCGACTCAAGAGGTAAGTCAACTATTCACCCTGAAGGCTACCAATATATTCAAGAATTAGGCGAGGAACTTAAAAAACTAAACCTTAATGTAATGGTAGCCTTTGGCAACATAGCGATGTTAGCCCTAACCAATCGTACTGGAATTACAAAGTGGCATGGCTCAGTCATCGAGTCTACTCTTGTCCCAGGACTAAAGGTAATCCCTACCTTTCACCCTGCTACCTTCGTTCCTCCGAAGTTCAACTTCATAAACAAACCTTTAATATGCGAAGACCTCCTCCGAGCTAAATACGAAAGTGAGTTCCCTGAGATCAGACGTGAGGAGCGTAAGATCTTTATCAAGATGAATTTCAACGATACTGTGTCATACCTAAACTACTGCTACGAATCAGGTATGCATGGTCAGACTATCGGTATTGATATTGAGGTAGTTAATGAGGAAGTCGACTGTATTTCCTTCTCCTGGAATTCGCACTATGCCATAAGTATCCCTTTTCGTGATGCACAAGGTGACTACTTCGTTCCTGAACAAGAACTTGAAATCATGTTGCTAATAGCAAAGATAATGCAGGAAGAAGGTATATCCAAAAGTGGCGCTAACTTCATCTTCGATACACAGTTCCTATTTCACAAGTACGGCATCAGACCTCGTGGGACTATTCACTGTACTCAAATAGCCCAAAAGATAGCCTTCCCTGATCTTAAAGCAGGTCTTGATGCTGTGACTACCATGCACACTGACGTCCCATACTACAAAGAGGACGGTAAGAAGTGGATGAAGATGGGAGCTGGTACCTGGGAAGAATGGTGGAACTATAACGGTATGGATGCTATTATCCCTGTTGAGTCATTACCTAAACAAATGAAGATCCTTGCTCAACAGAACAACCTAGAAACCTACGAACGTCAGCGTAAGTTAATCAAACCCTTAATCTACATGTCTGAGCGTGGTATTAAGGTAGATGTTCAAGGAATGTTAGCATACAAGGATAAGCAACAAATACTCCTTGAGCAAACTACCGAAGCTCTTAACATGGAAGTAGGACGTGAGATGAACTACAACTCACCTCAGCAAGTAATGGAATACTTCTACGGAGACTGTAAGATCAAACCTTACAAGAAGAAAAACTCAAAAGGAAACTATGTTAAAACAAGTGATGTCGATGCACTCAAGCGTATAGTAAGAAGACATGAATTGAAGGAAGGACCTAAAGCTGCTCGCATTATGTTAGACATTCGTGGGCTTAGTAAACAAATATCAACTTATTTAAACATAGGAAAGGTGGATAAAGATGGGCGTTATCGTTCGAGCTACAAGCCGGTGGGTGCTGAGACTGGCAGGCTATCTTCTGGGGAAACGATCTTTGGAACTGGTGGTAATCAGCAAAACTGGCCCCATGATCTCCTCAGATTCTTTCTTTTCGACGAAGGATATATCGGTTATTCTTTTGACTTGTCCCAAATCGAGAATCGTATTGTCGCCTACGTCGGAGGAGTTATATCCCAAATCGAAGCCTTTGAGCAAGGAATAGACCTTCATCGTCTAACTGCCTCAGTCATATTTGGTAAACTTTACGACGAAGTCCTCACCGAAGACGGATCATCAGAACTAGGTGATGGTAAGCAGAGCGAACGCTACTGGGGGAAGAAAGGTAATCATGCTATTAATTATGACGTAGGCTTTAAGAAGTTTGCACTTGTTAATGAATTACCTGAAGGTGAGTCTAAGCATATCATAGAGAAAATTCACAGAGGCTACCCTCAGATTCGTGGAGGTTATCACGTAGTCATTCAAAACATGCTTAAGAGGAATAGAGTTGTTACTAATCTGTTCGGGCGTAATAGGTTATTCCTGGGGCCTATCATACCTTCCTACCCTCTCGTTCCCAAAGGTGCTTGCGAAGATACTTATCGTAAAGGATATGCACAGCTACCTCAGTCCACTACAGCTGACAAGATTAATGAGCAAGGGATTGAGTATATCTATTATAATCAAGACATGTTCAAACCTATCGAGCTACAAGCACAGGTACATGACTCAGTAGTGTTCCAGATTCCTCTATCTATCCCATGGGAGGGGCATTCTAAGATGTTACTCAAGATTAGGGACTCTCTTGAACAACCTCTCTACTGGCATGAGACTGAGATTAAGACTCCTTGTGATTTATCAATAGGCTTTAATATGTGTAAAGAAGATATGATAGAACTTAAGAGTAAACAGATTTCAGCTAACTCTGCTATATTCGCAGAGAAATTAAAGGAGGTTTATGATGAACTCATTACAGAGCGCTTTCCTAAAATCCTTCAGTCCTAGGATTACCTTAAGTGTGAAATCCGTAGGACAACGTGAAACTGACCAAGACTCTGTGTTCAATCTATGCCATAACATACTTGACAAAAAGTACCACATAATCTCTGACCTTCAAACAGGAACTATCTACATTGGTAAAAGGATATAACAAGCTATGCCAGATACTGCCCGAAAACTCTCTGACTGGATATCTTCGTTCATGCTCCTCACTGATAACTCTGAGCCACCTGTCTTATTCCGTAAGTGGTCAGCTATCTCTGCCATAGCCTCAGCACTACAAAGGAAAGTCAAGGTAGTCTGGGGCACTTCCCTAGTATTCTATCCTAACCTTTATGTTGTCCTAGTAGGTCCATCAGCTACTGGCAAGGGCACTGCTATGCAATTCGCCTTAGACATTATGTCTGAAGTGCCTGCTATAAGGATGAGTGCTCAAGCTACTTCCCTCCAGGCATTAATCCGCAGACTAAAGGAAACCAACTTAACCGACTTAGACATTACAACTACAGAACAAATCTATCATTCATCCCTTACTATATTCTCTAAGGAATTCACCGTCTTCTTGGGATACCACAATAATGAACTAATGGCATCCCTATGTGACTGGTATGACTGTGACAAGAGGTGGACCTATGAAACTATTAGTCGTAAGAAGGAGGAAATCATAGGTGTGTGGGTTAACTTAATCGCTGGGACTACTCCAGACAGCATCCAGTCTTCCTTACCTATTGAATCAATAGGTGGTGGTCTAACCTCACGCATCATCTTTGTATATGAAGAGAAGCCTGCTAAGTTGGTAGTCCTTCCCACGCAGACAGAGGGTGAGCTACAACTCCAACAGGACCTTATTCATGACCTAGAAAAGATCTCTATGCTGGCAGGGACTTATGTTACTACTACAGGATTCGCATCCTTATGGTCTGACTGGTGCTATGCAGCATTTAGTAATCCACCTTTTTACAACAAGAAATTCGACGGCTATTGTGGAAGACGTAGGGTTCATCTGATGAAACTTGCTATGGTAATCAATGCTTCAAGAGGGGATCATAGTTTATCACTAACAGAAGAAGATCTCGAAGCAGCTATCATCCTTCTGGATGAAGTAGAAGTTAACATGGGATTGGTATTCAAGGGAATGGGCAAGAGTGATATCTCAAGCCTAGTCAATGATGCTGTTGTGTTCTTTCAAAACTCCCTAGTAGACGATATTCCTTACTGGCAATTCGCTAGGTACTTTGAAGGTAATATGGATAAGTTTACTATGGATAGAGTGCTGGCTACTTTGGAAGCTACTAATGCAGTCAAGATAATCAACAGACCTCATACGGATACTATAATTAAGGTAATAGATCGTCCGGATGTTAAACGATCTAAGGAAGTGGACGCTTAGCACTTCTCAAACTACTCACCTCGTCATAGAAACTATCTGAAAAGACTCCACCTGCACCTATGACTATACTTTCTTCCTTATACATCTCCTTACGTTCCTCAGGGGTAGAGTTATCATAGCGTTCTACATATACTCTAGCTCTAGCCTCAACTGTTAATCCTTTCAACCTTAACCAAAATGATCGATTGGGCAAGTCCTTAATATCTTCTTTAAATCTAAATCTTTCCTCAAGTCTATCATAGACCTTTACGTCCTTAAAACTATTCATGTACTTATAAACTTCCTTCCTCTCCACATTCTTGTCATAAAGATATCCATCAACCCTCAGGTCAAGCCCTCTATTCTGTGTCCATCTATTCACATCGCTATCTTCCTTAGCCTTATCAACAGACTTAGCAAACTGTGAGTAAGGATGAGTCACACCAAAGAACCTTTTGATGATAGGAAGTTTAGACAATACCATAGCTAAATGCTGCTCCTTTTGTTCCTTAGGTAAATCACCAAAAGCTGCATCATAACCTTGGCCAAGCAACCATGACCACACAGTGCCATTGGTTACTAGTTCCTCTACCATGTACTTAGTTCTCTCAGGTGATAGTCCAGTATTAGCACCAAAGTCTATATAAGCCTGAGGTGTTTGCCCTGGGACATACTCCTCCTCACTCCCACCTATAGGCTCACCTGTGAATTTCTTAGGTAATTGATACTCAGCTGGCTTATCAGTCTTTCTCCATATATCCTCATTCAGCCAGAAGTCTTTATTAGTAACATAGCCGAGTGGCCCACTTATTAAAGGAGGTAGTTCAGTAACACCTACTGGACTCTGCTCTTTAAGTGAATCAACTATTCGATCAACATCTACTTCATTCCCTAACCACCTATCAGCACACCCTTCAAATACTGTCTTGAAGAATTTCTGTCCAGGGTCTAATGGTATCTTAACATAAGGGTAACGCATCTGACCTTTCTCATCCTCAAACCCGAAGCCGTCACCTAACGGTATACAAAGGTTATTCTGCATATCTATATTACCTTGAAGTGCCTTTGCAGTCTCTGGAGCCATCTTCCATGAAGCTATATAAAGCCCAGAAGTAAGTGCTGCAAACTGTGATAATTTATAAGTAGAAGAAAGTGCACTACCACTTCCAGGTTTAAACGATCTTACCAACCCACGAGTACCAACAACTGCTGCATTTAAATAAGGCAGTCCATTGTCAAGTGCTTTAGTTATCCCACCACCTTGACCAAAGTCCATATAATCACGAGCCACAAATGTAGCTTCCCTTGCTATATCTTTATTCTTATTAGCTGCCTCAACACTGATGCCTTCTTCCCTAGCTCTCCTTCTAATCACTCTTTCCCTAATTGCAAGCCTGGTCATTATCTCAGAGGTCTCACCTAGGTAACCCATGAAGTTATAGAAATTATCTATAGGCCCTTCTACATGCTTACCTCTTTGGAACAGTCTACCTTGATGAACTAAGAACTCCATACCTCCACCATCCCTAATATAATCTTCATACCTACCCTTACGAAGCATAGCATCTGTGAATGTAGAGGTTAAATCTCTACCCATCTGAACAGCAAAGGATGGAAGGTTAGGATTGTAGATAGGTTTCCATTTTCCATCTTTAAACTCTCGAGCTGCGAACCAAGTATGCATTATGTCTCTAGGTAGATTAGCAAATGCAAATCCCCAGTTGATGCCTGTAGCAAAGGCTCTCAAGACAGGTGACCCAGAAGCATACCTAACAAGTTGACTAAGCCTATAAGTCATCTCCGGATTACTCATTATCCATTCTTTAGCAGTTTCAGGTGAGAGATATAAAGTTTCTCTCTTCCCTTCTTTATAATAGAAAGTTCTCTTCCATCCACCTGGGATCTTCTCTCCACCTTTTACTTTGATTCTAGCAAATGGATTATCTGGGATATCCCTTGCTAATTCAGCCATAGATTGATTCGCCCTGTTATTCAATATCCTACCATAGGCCCTGTTAAATACCTCAAGTGCCATGACCTCAGAACTAGGTTCATATATATCAGTCTCACGGCCTCTGGCTAAAGTCTCAACTCCTGAGTCATAGACTGTTCTACCTTTAGGCCCAAGGGAAGGTTGCTTCTTATCAAAGACATCTACTAATTTAATCCTGCGATAGTTATGTGATGCCAAAGCATCATACTCAGCTTGACTTATCAACTCAGCATCAAGCATGTCTTTCAATGGCTTCTTCATCCAGTCGAAGTAAGACTTAGCCCTGTTAACCAAGTCAGCAGCTTTTTCATCTGATAACCTTTCCCTCTCCTTAAACAATGACCTGTACTTAATAGCCTTGTCAGGAAACTTACCATCAGTACTTACTTTTTTAGGGTATTTAAACTTGGTCTTGTACTTACCTATATCAATCATCCTGTCAGCGAGTATAAGACTATTCAAGATTCTCTTCTCGTCTCTGGTCAGTCCACTATAGACCTCCTTCTTCATTTGGTGTAGTGCATTGGCAGATAGCGAAGAAGCACCTTTGGACAGGTACATCTTCTGGGCTATTTCATAACCTTTATTACCTAGCTTATTTAATAACTCTATTCGAAGATTTCCTGAACGTTCTATAAACGCCCTGTTAAATTCTTCTCTTAACATCTGAGCTGCTATCATAGGTTTAAACTCTTTCATGGCTCCAGCTTCCCTGACATACTTAGCAAACTCATCAGCGCCCTTTATTATTTCTTTAGCTGCTTTGTCTAAAGGGATACCGCTGTAGAGCTTGACTCCTTTATCCCCAGCTCCTCCTTCCATCCTCTGTACAAATCCCTTTCCTCCTTTGGTA